GTTCCAGTAGACAATACAAATGGTTTTTCATCAGAACCTATTTGAGCCATTAAATACTCCTAAAAGAAGGGGGCCACCGAAGCAGCCCCCGGTTTAGTTTAGTCAATACCGTAGAAGGCAGATACGAGAGCTTCGCCGCGAAGGACTTTTGCTCCGTAGACATGCAGACCACGGACAATATCACCAAAGCTATCAGGATCACGAATGACCTCAGAGTTGGTAATAGTTTGTGCAGTTGCCGTAGCACTGATATGACCAGCAATACATTTACCTGCTGCGTTAGTCGTAGCGGCAATGTTGTTGGTCTTGTACATATCAAAACCACGAAGCTTGCCAGAGCTTACCAAGCCATTACGGATGGAACCCTGACCTGCGTTATAGTCAACTGACAAGAGCTTAGAAGAGCTTTGTACAAGGACTTCATAGAACTCGGGGTTAGCCAAGAACCAGCGTCCTTCTTCAGGAACATTCTGCTCATCCAAGAGACGTGCCATGTGAGACAGAACGTCAATAGGATCATGCTCAGAAGTGCCAAAGCCGATGTCCAAGTTACCAGTACCGTCAAAGGTGCCTTCTGCAAGGTCAGTTGCGCTGTCAGAACCTAAGATATGGTTAGGACTAGCCGCAGATACACCAGCAAACATTGTAGCAATTACACCCTCATCGAAGGCATCACGCAGAGCGTATGCAGCCGAAGAAGTTGCAGCTTCTCGCCAGTTAATGTGCGACATGTTGCTTTCAATATCATCAACGATGAACTTGAAGGCGTTGGCCGTATCCACAACCAACGTAACCTCTTGGTCCGTCAGCTTGGTAGCCGTTACATCTTGTCCTCTTTCATACTGGTAAACAGTGATTTCAGGCTCTTTGATAATGCGTACACTATCGCCAAACGCTGCAATTTCACCAGCATAGTCAGTATTCGTAATAGCTTCTGCTACAGAAGATTTACGAAAGAAGTTAAGTACCTGCTTAGAATAAACTTTAGGCAGGAAGAATGAGTTCGTTTGGCCTGCTACAGAGTTAGCAAAGTTAGCGTTAGTATCTGTGCTAGGCTCAAAGAACTGGTCGGATTGGTTATAAGCCATTGTTATGTACTCCTATATAAAACATAAGTTAGGCTACTACGCGACCCTCAGTTATAGCTTGTTGAATTTCTTCTTCATATTTATCAAACTGATCAAGGGACATAGCAGCAATTTCCCGTTCAGTCCAGATTTTAGGTTGACGAGCATCTACAGAGGTTGTTTTAGTTGATACCATATCTGCTGCCGAACCTTGCGGCTGTCGCCGTCTGGGCTGTGTTTGAGATATGCCATTTTCCATTTTATAAAGATCAATAGCTCTTGAAGCTAAAGCAACATTATCAGGATTATTATAAATCCAATCTTGTATTTGCTCAGGTTGCTCTTTAGCCCACCCATGAAAGTTTTCATCGCCTCTAATATCTTCAAAGTCAGGATGTCTTTCCCTCAAGGAATTTTCTGCTTCTCTTTGAAGAACTTCAGACTCACGCTGTCTAATAGACTGCAACTGAGATTCAAGTTCTGATACTTGGCGTTTACTTTGTAAGTGTGCTACAGTTTCAACTGTATTATACAAATCAGGGTACTGTTGTTTAAACTTCTCCAGATCTTCAACAGTTCTAGGAGGTTCGTACTGAGGTTCAGCGGCTCTAGCTTGAGCTACCAATTCCTGTTCCTTCTGTTTAAACTCCGAAACCTTCTGATCATAATGTCTTTTTAGATCATCGTATCTCTTTTTATAATTGTGCGCCGGTTCTTCCTGAGGGGCTTCTTCCGAGGTGGCCTCAGGTTCAAAAAATAATCCGTCTGCATCTCCCATGCTAGGTTTGTCTGGCGTGTGCCAATGTTTTTTAGCATTATATGGGTTAGGTTGTTCTGACATACTCTTTCTCCTTCACGGGGCTTGTGTCTTGCAAGGTAGCCATAATTCTTTTATTTGGCCTATAAAAAAATATGGGGCTTGTCTTATCAAGGTAGCCGTAAAAATTTATCGAACGCTAGGCATCCTATTTGCACCCATCATAAGTCGATTAATTTCTTCTTCTTCTGGGTTATCTTCCTCTTCAGGTCGAGACAGTAATCCGCCTTCGTTCTTTCTTTGTAATCCACCGTCATAGGCACGTTCAGCATCATCCATCATTCGTTGGAGATTATCCGCACCAATCTGATCAGTGGCTTTTTTGGTCATAACAAATTCTCCATCACTAAGTCTAGCGGGGATAGAATCTGATACTCCCGTTCCCGGCCCTTCTACTTCTCCAGAGCCAGAAAATTCTGAAGCAGTCTCTACAACTTTGTCAAAGATTTGACTAAGCCTAGAATCTTCTGCTAATGTTTCCATTAAATATTCTTGTTCTTCAGGTTGTAAAGCTTCTGAAAGAACAAAATCAATATAATCTTCTTCCATTTCATCATCAGGAAGTTGTGTTTCTTCTGCATTTGCCTGATCTTCAGGCGTGTAAGTATCTATCGGGACTTCTTCCATTTCAGGAGGAATCATTAAGGAGCCTTCTGCTCTTTTATTTCTTTCTTTCTCTTTCATTTTAGCTTCCATAAAGTCTCGATACATTTTTAAAGTTTCTTTTTCATCTTTATCTAAAGAACTTTCTTTTTTATCACCAAAGGTAACTTGATCGTGCAATCTAGCACCTTCGGCCATCATGCTAGAATCTTCTGGAGCAAAA